GCCATGATAATAATGTTCAACAGATGCCCATTTTAATCCATCCAATTCAAATAATGGCACGACTTCACCATCTCTTTTTGGTTTCATATAGAAATTAGATAATACTTTTCTCCACGAATCCATCTTTGCCAATTCATTAAATTCCATCATCCTTTCATCCGAAATAATTTCCCCCTTACCTTTCCCAGGGGTTTTATTGGATGATTTTGAATAAAACATAAAAGTAACTTTATCTGAAAACAAATTACCATCTTCTGGTGTAGGTGTTGGTTGCATTTCTATAATTTCACTGTCTTGTGACATACCTAGTTTTTCATTTACTTCTTCAATTTTACTTTTTTTTGATTTTTTTCTTTCTTTTTCGTTTTTACTTAACGATTCTAAAAAATCATCTTTTTCTGGGAGTTTACTAACATCCACCGTTTCACCTATTAACTTAGCAAACTTAGGAATATAATTATAAATTGTTTTTCCTCTGGATTTCATACATTTTTCCGTAATCATTGTTTTCAACTTATGCGGGACTTCATGAAACCTAAATATACTCTTATCCTTATATTTAATAAGTTTATAATGATCACCTGTATGTTCAGCCAATATATAATATTTGGGTTTAAAAAATCCTCTGTCTTCTATAACTTTCGGAGTAAATGACCCACAATTAATAATTTTAGAATAATCTCCTTTTTTATAAAATTCACTTGATAAAATAATAACCTTCGTATTAATTAATATTTCCAATTTAGGTATTGCCCATGCATCCGCCCAAAAATCGCAACTGAGCATAAATGCCCTTAGCGCTTCCAATGTCTTAATATTTTTCATCCATTTAATATCAGTTATATTTTTCTTCACATATGTTAATTCCTTTGTAAATGTATCAATCTGCGTTTTTATTTTAGTATATTCCTTTTTGGTTGATGTTGCTGTTTTTCGGATTGTTTTTAAAGTATCACGATCCTTTTCCTTTTTAGCCTTCTTTTTCATAGATTTAAATGTTTTTGTTAAATCATTTTTTTTACTTTTAAGAGTTGGAATTTTTTGTTTTAAATCTCGGTATTCCGCCATATACATATCATACCTTGTTCGGTAGTTATCAAATTGCTCTTGAGTAACATTATCCGACAAAAATTGTCTCAACTTATCAACCGTAGCATTTATACCAATACTTTTAAAGGCGTTTCTAATAACATAGAAAAAACAACTCCCATCTCCCGCGACATTTTCTATCTTATAATTATTATTTTGTAAAAACTGCTGTATCCACTGTGACTCCCCAATTTCTGCCTTTTTATACTTCTTTCTTTCCTTTTTATCTTGTTTTTCAGTTTCTCCCACTTGTAAAAAATCATCATCGTCGTCATTATCTTCTATATCCAATTCTACCAACAACCTAGACGGTGATTTTTTACTTCTTTTACCGTCACCATCTTCATCATCTTCACCATCTTCATCATCTTCACCATCTTCACCATCGTCACCATCTATATCATCTTTATCTATATCATCGTCTATATCATCCCCTAAATCATCCCCGGAATCATAATCAGGAACTAATCTTTCATTCACCATACATTTTTCAAGATAAGGTTTGTCTACAAATGTATATAAAAGTGGTCCATCTATTTTTGAAATATTTATATCACCATCACTGTCCAATAAATTTTCATAATCCTTATTTAAAAATTCATAAATACCAACTTGATAAATCTTATCCGACTCGTCAACTATCAAATAAACATGTACAAATAAAATATCTTTTTTAGAAAAATCATATTTTAAATCACCGATTGCTATTACAACATCCACTCCCAATAAATTTAATTTAAACATTGTTACTTCTTTACCTTTATCATTCTCATCAATAGTTTTTATTTCCGGATATGTTACCGTATCATTAATTTGCGATAATACCATTATACTTTATTCTAATATAATAAATTTACTTAAGTAGTTATCATTCTTAAGTTCATTTATATAAAACCACAATCTTTTTCGTTGCTCAACTAATTCTTCATTATCAGTATCCAACTCAAATGTAATAATATCATCTATCAAGTCAAGTTTCTTTTTCTTACGTTTACTTATATCATAATAATTAGATATATGATACAACTCCTTCAGAGTAAAATTATCACCATAATAGAATTGTTGGGTTATAAATTCATTTGATAAATTTTCATCCCATATAGTTTCCATATACATATTTTCTTTTTTATCACTCTCATCATTAACATCCTGCATTAACCTTTCATATGTAACATTCGTTTTCCTTTTTAATTTTAAGTCAGCGTTAATCAACTTCATTTCTAAATTATGTATAGACATTACATAATTTAGTCAAGATTTATTTAAATAATTATTTATATGCTTTACATAATATCTAGAATATCTAATAAATTAAATATAATTTTATTAGTTAAACTTTTATAATCTTTCGGTTTTAACTCCGAAAGTTTTAAAACATCGCATTTAATTGAAGTAAATTCTTCCAATTTCTTAAAATCATCATTAAAATTCATAATTAATACCTTCAAATTTTCAGTAGTTTCATCCAATTGTTGCAATGCATTTTCCTCATAAATCATTTTATTCATGTTTTCTAATAAATTAGTAACAATATTTGTTATTTTTTTCTTATCTAATATATTATGATTTGCACATAAAACAAAAAAATGACTTAATGATCTACGCTTTTCATTTTCCTTATTATATTCACAAAATAAATTATAGTCTTCATCAGCATCTATAAAATTAAATGTAGTAAATATATCCATGAAACTTTCAAAATTTGAAATACAAATATCTTTCATTATAGGAAACTCATCAATAATATCTTTATACAATTGAGCATACAAATTACACCAAAATTTATTTTTACTTCCAATCTCAAAAATTGTCTTTCCTATTTTTTCCAAATACTCTTTATTTTCATCTTCAACTGACTTCATAATAAATATAATACTCTCCAAATTTTCTTTATAATTCTTATTTGTCAATTTGTTTAAGAATAATCTTATTTTATCAAACTGCACTTCCAAAATATTCACACTTTTATTAAGTTCTGTTTTTACAAAATTATCAGAATCATCTTCTTTCAATGTATTTGCTGTTTTATATTTATCTTTTTTATAATTCCTATTTTTTTTAAAAATAGGAGTTTTAATATAACTTGGTGCGCCTACCTTCTTAGCAATTCTGTTAATATTTTTTATAGTATAACTATCCAATTCCATAATATTACCTGTATTAGTTATTTCTGTAAATTTATTTAATGTATATTGACTGTCCGCTAGTATACTCATTCTTATTATAAAACGATTTTTATTTTTATATCAGTTTTTAAATAATAATACAATCTATTAATACAATCTGTAATACCATCTATAATACCATCTATAATACCATCTATAATATTAATCGTAAAGCAACTTAAAAATAAATTATAATTATAATATACGATGAGTACGCACACAGAAAATTCACAAAATACACAAAAAAACTTAGATAATTATATTATAAGTGGTTGGGAAGATGAAAATTTAAATTTATCCTCAAATTTATTACGAGGGATTTATGCTTTTGGATTTGAAAAACCAAGTTCTATACAATGTCAAACTCTTGTACCAATGACATCTAAAAAAAATCGAGACATTATTGCACAGGCGCAATCTGGTACAGGAAAAACCGGAGCGTTTGTGATAAGTGTTTTGCATAAATTATGCAATGCTAATTATGAAAAATTAGATAATACATTTGCTCTTATTTTAGCACCAACGCATGAGTTAGCATCACAGTCAATGAAAGTCTTTTCAGTTATTAGTAAATTTATGAAACCTGAAGTAAGAATTGAATTATTAGTGGGGGGAACCTCAATAGAAGACAGTAAAAATAAATTAATTAAAAATAAACCACATATTGTTGTTGGAACTCCGGGGAGAATCCAAGATATGTTAAGACGACGATATTTAAAAGTTGATAAACTGAATGTAATTGTTATTGATGAGGCAGATGAAATGTTTTCATCTGGATTTCAAGAACAAGTATATAAAATTTTTCAATATATGCCTCAGGAAATTCAAATCGGATTATTCAGTGCTACAATGGATAATGATTTGGAAGAACTATCTAAGCAATTTATGGTGAACCCGAAAAAAATCTTAGTTAAATCTCAAGAATTAACCCTTCAAGGAATTGCACAGTATTTTATTAATGTGGATGATGATATGCAAAAATATGAATGTCTAAAAGATCTTTTTGGTAGTCTGACTATTTCTCAAGCGATTATTTATTGTAATTCAACAAAACGTGTTGATGATTTGGAAGAAGCCATGCGAGAGGATGATTTCCCTGTTCGTAAAATTCATGGTAAAATGAGAGAAGATGAACGAAAAGAAACATATCAAGAGTTTAAAAAGGGAGGATGTCGTGTTTTAATTACGAGTAATTTATTTGCTCGAGGAATTGATGTTCAACAAGTTAGTATTGTTATTAATTTTGATATTCCCAAAAACGAACATACTTATTTACATCGTATCGGACGTTCTGGTAGATGGGGTCGTAAAGGAGTTGCTATTAATTTTCAAACAAAATATGATATCGAAAAATTAAAGAAATTTGAAGAATTTTATAGTACAGAAATTAAAGAAATGCCTGCTAATTTTGCAGAACATATTAAATTGTAAATGTGCCAACTCATTTTACGTTTAATTATTAGTTGATTTTTCTATATAGGATATAAATGTCCAATATAGAAAAATGTGATAAAAATGATAATGATAAAAATGATAATGATAAAAATGATAAATATTATAATGATAAATGTTTTAAATTACCTATTGAATTTTTAGAAAAAAAGCATGAAATTTCCAAGGAGTTACAAAAAGATTTAGAATTAATTCAAAACAATGATGAAGATAACACAAATACTACATCATATGAAATACTATTCAAACCAAAATCCGAATTAGGAAAAAAATGTTTATCTATTTGGGCTCAAAATTATACTACTGATAAAAAATTCATAAAAGATAGTCAAAAACTTTATAAAAATGTCGACGCAATACCATTTGATAAACCTCTTATTGAAAATATGATGAATATATGGGGTGATTTTAAAAACCAATCCAATTTTTATGAAAAATATCAATATGTTGATTGGTCGAAATTTCTCTTTCTTAATAAATCAGTCTTATTTCTTACGATCATGAGTTTTTATAATCTTTCATCCCCTATATTAAACCTTGTAGCACCAGTATTTATCTTAATAGTGCCTTTTTTTATTTTAAAAGTTATGAAAATGCCTATAACATGGACAACATATTATAATATTTTAATGGAAAATCTAAAGCATCATGCTATTGGAAAATTACTTGTATCTTTTAATCAAGTATCAATGGGACAAAAAGTGTATATAGTTTTTTGTTTAGGATTGTATTTTTACAATATTTATCAAAATATTATTTTATGTCATCGTTTTTATAAAAATACTTATACAGTTATTAATAATTTTGAGGTAACAAATAATTATTTAGAATATACTATTGAAAAAATTAAGTTGACTTTGCATTTCACAAAACCATTAGGATCTTATAAACCATTTAATAATCATTTAGAAGAATATTTGGAGAAATTGGTAAAGTATAGAAATTGTATTAAAAATCTTCCTTCTCATAATGGTTGGCAAAAATTCATACAAATTGGAAAACTTATGAAGGAATTTTATATTTTTTATGATAGCGATGAAATAGAAAACATGTTAAGTTGGAGTTTTGGATTTCATGGATATATAGATAATATTTTAGGGATAAATGAAAATATAAAATCAAAAACTATTCGACCGTGTAAAATAGGTGATAAAATTAAATTTAAAGTGAAAAATATATGGCATCCATGCATTAAAAATCCCGTGAAAAATAATATTAATTTGAAGAAAAACATTATTATCACAGGACCGAATGCTGCTGGAAAAACAACCGTCATTAAAGCATCAATCATTAATCTTTTATTGACACAGCAAATTGGTTATGGATTTTATGACACGTGTGAAACAAGTTTCTTTGATCATATACATTGTTATTTGAATATTCCCGACACATGTTCAAGAGACAGTTTATTTCAAGCAGAAGCCCGAAGATGCAAAAATATTCTACAATGTATAATTGATAATCCAAATAAAAAACATTTTTGTATTTTTGATGAATTATATTCAGGAACCAACCCATATGAGGCGATCAGTAGTGCATATTCTTATTTGAAATTTATTGCCAAGAATAAAAATGTTAAATTCTTATTAACCACTCATTATTTGAAATTATGTGATCTATTAAAAACAAATAAAAAGATTTTAAATCAAAGTATGGAAACAAATATTGTTGATAATAATCCTACCTATAAATATCGTTTAGTAAATGGAAAATCGAGTTTGAAAGGTGGTGTTAGTGTATTAAAAAATCTAGATTATCCTAGTCATATAGTAGAAGAAACTATAACGGTTTTAAATAAAATGATATAAATTTTTTATTCTTCGTTTATTTAGTTATATTTTTATATGAATAAAGATTAATGATATCTAGAGGTCTTTTGATTAGTATTGGTATTACTATTCTAGCAGTAGGATTAGTATTTGTTTATTTTAGAAATAAAGTAGCCGGAATGGAAAAAAAAGTGGAATTAATGTTTAATTTAATTCAAAATTATGATGGGCAGCAAAATGCCGCACGAGGTGGTTTTGTCGCAGATCCTATACGAGATGAAACATATCAACCTGTAGAACAGACTATTAAGAGTGAATTAATACAGGTTTCTGAGGATGAAGATAATAGTGATAGCGACGAGGTAAGTGACAGTGATGAGGACAGCGATGATGAAGAGGAAACATTAAAATTTGAACCTACAACTATTGAACTTAACGACGATGAAGTTAAAACTATTAATTTAGAAGAAATTAAACATGAAACAGATGAAGATAGTTTAGACGAAATTGATGATGACGACGAAGATGAAATTAAACAAGAGTCCCAAGAAATTAAACAAGAGTCACAAGAAGAATCTGACGATGAACCTATTGAAGCCGTCGAAGTTAGCCAATTATCAGCAAATGCTTATAAAAAAAAGACTGTTGTCGAATTAAAAAAAATTGCCTCCGAACGAGGACTTAGCAACTATAGATCTTTAAAAAAAGATCCTCTTATCCAACTTTTAATGAGTAATTAGGTTTATAATTATGACAATTACTGAATATTCAGACAATATTAAGAGACAATATTAAGAGACAATATTAAGAGACAATATTAAGAGACAATATTAATTAAATATATAAGAATTATTTTATTTATTTAATATAAATGAGTTGGGCAACGTGCTATTCCGGATCTAATAATATACATTTTAATGTCGCTCCTATGATGAGTGACAGCAGGATGTTCACTATGTACAATCCTGCTTGTAATTCTAACACCGAATTACGTAACAATTTAAATATCACAAACAATTATGATTACAGACAATGGTTGATCAACAATGGTACAACTATCAGAAACAAAAACTTTCAATCTGCAAAGGGTGAAAATAGTGAGTGCATCGAAGCAGCACAAAATGTAAAGACAAACGGAAAATACTTGTTCCAAGGATGTGCCGATAATTCTAGACCGTTTGGATACGAAACCAGTGATCTAAAAAATCTTTACCTTACCAGAAATGCTTTGCAATCTAGAACCAATCCACATATATTGACGCAAGAACAGTTACTTCTGGCCCGTGCTGCAAAATGTGGCTCTGGAAAAGCAAATTCAGCAGGACCAATGCGTTCTTGCTCGAGTAACCAGTTCCAATAATTTTTGAAAAATATTTTACATATGTAAAATATTTAACATTATCTTAAGCATAAGACAAAAAGAAATTTAACATTATATCTAAAAAAATATAGTATTAAATAAAAAATTACACATTAGATCAATGAAAATATTAAGTATTGATGTTGGGATGAAAAATCTCGCCTTTTGCCTTTTTGAAATTACAGATAGTATGGAATATCAAATACTAAAATGGGATGTATTAAATCTTTGCAAAGACAAAGAACATTTATGCAAAGAACCGAAAAAAAATAAAGATATTTGCAATAAAAAGGCGAAATATTATAAAAATGACTGTTATTACTGCAAAACCCACGCCAAAAAAAAAAAGTATTTAATACCTGATATTAATTGTAATAAACATAATTTAAAAAAGAAAAATATGGTAGATCTTATGAAATTAGTACACAAATATAAACTAGAACCTGAGAAAAAGGGGAAAAAAGCAAAAAAAGGAGAATTACTAAAATGTATAATAGAACATTATGATTGTAAATTTTTTGATATTATATCAAAAATAAAAACAAGAAATATTAATTTAGTGACTTACGGGAGAACCATGCGAGAAATGTTTAACGAAACTTTAGAAGATATTCCTATTGATATAGTTTGTATTGAAAATCAAATAGGTCCACTAGCCCTACGAATGAAAACACTACAAGGTATGATCATGCAACATTTTATAGAAAAAGAAGTACCTTTAGTTGAAGAAATATCGGCTACAAATAAATTAAAAGAATTCTTAGATATTAAAAAAACAACATATGCACAGCGAAAAAGTTTAAGTATTGAATATACTAGAAAAATTATCATAGAAAACAATAATTTATCAAAATGGGTTAAACCATTTAATGAACATAAAAAAAAAGATGATTTAGCAGATAGTTTTTTACAAGGACGATGGTATTTGAAAAATAGCATATTAAAATAAAACTTTTTAGAAAAAAGTTTATCAAAAAACAAAACTTTTTAGAAAAAAGTTTATCAAAAAACTAAACTTTTTATAAACTTATTTAGATAATAAACGATATTATATAATATTTAGTGCGGAATACTTAAAATTAAAAGTTCTAGATAAAACATAAGATGGAAGAAATCAATCTAAGTTTATCAGAACCAAAATTAAATGTTATTAATAGTAGTGATAAAGGTACTATAAAAATATCGGTTAGTGATCCTCCTCAAGTTGGTGGGAAGAGAAGTGTTAATTTTGGACCCGGTGCAGAAATGTTAATGAACCCTAATAAACAAAAACAAACTTCTCCTAGGAGCGATATTAATCTGAAGGATTTGAATAGTTTAGATAATATTAATTTAGACGAAATTACTCCAAAAAAAAAAAGACCCAGTTTTACAGATATCGGAAGTAATTTATTTAATAAACCCACTGTTAACATTCAAACACCTCCATCAGTGAATCCCATGAATCCAATCAATAATGTACCGTTAAATAAAGCAACTGATCCCGTAACGATTGAAAGTAAAGATGGCTTTAAAACTTTTAATGAAATTCCTGTAAATCCCAATCTTACACCACAGCGTGTTCAACTGTCTAATGAGGAAATATTAAGGGAAAAACTAAGTTATTTAAGAAAATTAGAGGCTTTAGAAAAGAAAGGTATCGCACTTACTAAAAAATACACTATGGAATCCCCTTTAGCAGAAATGAAGGGTG